TTACAGGATGTCGCTATTCAGGTCCGTCATCCACGGAGCTTCATGTCTGTCCATGCATGACAGGTAGTCTCGGTATCTCTCATGCCCAATCATAGCCCGCACCTTCAAAACCCCTGTCCATATCTTCCGCGCCCATTCAGCTCTGTCTGCCCTGCCTATGAGTGACCCGCAGACCATGTCCTGCGCCTTAGGCAAGTAGGGCACGTCTCTCCATTCCGCGACCTTGCTCTTATCTTCCATGTAGGGGTTGTCCTGAATCCACACTCTATTCCAGACCTCCAACATGTCTTCTGTCGTCATCCAAGCACCACTTGCGTGAATGCTCCAAGTCGTCCGTCCAGTGGGCACCCAATCAACAGGCACCGCAGAGCATATAGCCAGTCCTAGAGTTCGAAGATCTCGCCTGTGAAAGTAACTCAGAAGCCACATCTGTCCATAGGCCTTGGAAAGGCATGCGGTCTCCCTTATGCTCCAACCACATCCTGGCGACACTCTGGCTCTCCCCACCAACTCATCCTGATCCCTACATGGAACCACCAGCGTGCGTCCGTCCTTCATGACCAGCTCGTGAAAGTGGTGTGGGCAGAAGGGGACTTCTTCCCAGCTCTCAAATCCACGTGAGTGTTCCCATTCCGTGGTGTCTTTCCGCACCTTTGCCATGTCATTGAGAAAATACAAGGCCCCTGCAAAACGGTCATCTATGGGCTTGACGACGCAGTCATCACCACTTACCAACATACGCCTCAACCTTTCCTCGCCATGGCGCTGCAACCAATTCTCAACTCTCAGCAACCTGGGGTCATGTGCATCAGCTGGACCGATGACCCCCTCACTCTCCATCATCCTCATCAACTGTACCTTGATGTTGGTAGGAGTATTCAGCGCATAAGTCACGACCTGACCAGAACCTCTTTGGTCCCTCCGCGTTATGATGCCCATCACACATCCCCCATCGGAGGATGGTCTTGCGACCCTCACCACTTTGGCGTGATATGCTTTCTGAAATATGGTGCGTGCCAAAACTCTGTGCTCACCTTCCATGTGCCTTAACAGTTGCTCCTCATCCTCCAAATCGGCATTCGTGATTCTGGTATCCCATCCAGCAGTGTCGTCAGCATACATCTTGCCACCATTCATCTGCCCCAGTTCTCTCACCAGCCAGCCGAGATAGTTCAAACTCGTTCCCTCGACCCCAGCTCCACAAGCCTCTCGCGACGCCCAATGGTCTTCATTGAGAAAACCCAGGGCCTCAAACTCCAAAAACCGGCTGCCCAACCACATGTACCATATGGCTCTGCTTCCTTTGGCCGAGCCAAATTCTCCCAGCTTCTTCTCACGCTTCCCCATCATGTTGTATACGCATTGAGCACATCTTCCCTGCCTGTGTAGCTCACGCTCAGCATCAACAAGGTTCCAAAATCCTGGGTCTTCCACAGCTTCCCTGGCGTTCTTCCATATATTCTGCTCATCTGTCCATGCTCCCAACGCTGCATTTGATCTCACCTTTGCGCAAAACTCTTCTTTTGTGCACAGGCGCGGCTTGCTCCTTTTTGCCAGTCTATCCATCATCCAATCATTGACGCAGCGCATGATGACACGGGTTCCCGGTTGTGGCTCCTGAGCTTTTGTATCCACCTTGTCCTTGAAGACCCTCTGCTGCCCAAATGCCGTTGTATCAGTCATGGCCATCCTGACAACGTCCTCGCGGGCGTTCCAAGGCCAGCTGAGAAGCTTGACAACCCCATTGATCAGCGAGGCCGCCGAGCCCATGGGTGGTGTTCTGTAGCTCCCCCAGTACTGCCACGTTCGGTACGGATGTTCAGAGTCCACATGCCATGTGTCCGCATATTGCTTTCTCAGGGCCTCCACCCTCTCAATGACATCTTCCTCCCTCACTCTATCCTCAGCTAGAACCACACATCTAGTTCCTACACCAAGGTCCACTTCTGGCACCCTGATGGGTCCTCTGGAGTCTGCCATCCTATCCATCAGCCTCTTCGTTGTCACATTTACAGCGTTCACCAAGTTTCCGCTAACGGCCGTGGAATAATACATCTCATGCGTGGAGTTGCGTGAGAAAGGGACCCTAACCAGCCCCCCGCCCCACTGCAACTGAAACCGGTGGAGAGCCTCTATCACTTCTGGCCTATATGGTGCTAAAACCTTAAACACACAAGCTGCTGTCGGATTCCTCATTTTCCATTGTTCCATAAGAAAAATCACTCTACGTGACCTCTCCCCTTCCTTCTCCGCTGACGAGCTGCTTTCTCCGATGTCACACAGTATGGTGTCCGCTCTGTGGGGATCCATGGTGAACACATCCATAGAGCTACGGAACTTCACCAGGTTCCATCCTAGACTCGTGACAAGCCGGGGTTCCTCATGGCCACGTCCCCCTATGGTATAGGCTTTCACACCCATCACTGATGGCCGAGACGCTGCATAATAGGACCAGCCTCCTCGCCCACATCCAAGGTCAACGACTTCTCCCTTCAGAGTGACAAAGCCACGCTCTTCGAGCCATGCCAATTTCGCTGTCCCACGTGAAACAGCCAAGCCCATAGCTGTCTCTCCACGCCTCAGCAGTTCTCTAGCCGTCGTTCTGTCTGTTTCCAATACACCGCTCCTACGGTACTGAAAGAACTCTTCTTTTGTCATGCCATTCAGTTTCTCTTTCCACAAGTCACCAAGTGTCTCGCCCTCTCCTCCACCTCTTCGGGTTCCGCTTGTTTTCAGCCAAGCCCTGTGCATTATTGGGAGAAGCCCCCACAGACTTCCTCGAACCAGTCCTGCCATCCCGCACGCCATCGGCATGGTCCACCAAGTCTCTTCATCTGGTCTCATCAACTGCCCAAGGGCTGCCACTCCCACGGCACCCGACTCGGCGATGGCCCATGCATTGCGGTTGAGCACCAACGAAAGCGCACACAGTGCCAAAGCCACAATCAAGCTTAACTTCCGTTCATAAAAAGCTGGCTTACTCTCACCTCCATCAAAGGGGCACGTGACCTCTCCATCCACCAGGGGGTTTTTAACCATTCCCGAAAAGAATGCCTTGTGAACCCTCTGCGTGAATTCTGCCTCCACCCCAGACAGCACCAGCGTCAGATGAAAAACCGCCAGAGCCGCTCCGAGTCCCAGCGACACAGGAGTGGCTCCCACCAGTGATGTCACTCCCAGTGTCAACACGTGGCCCTTCACTCCAAAGAATGGGGCTCCTCCCCCCACTTCGCGCATCCCTTGCGCTCCCGAGGCCACTGAGCTGTTGACCAGCTGCTGCACCTTGGTCTGGAGCTGATGGACAAGGTAAGGTGTGCACAGAGAGACAATAAACACATAAGTGCCCCACGACCTTGCAGGCTGGATGTCAATGTCGGCCCACACCTGTAAAACGCCGCCGCCCTCTCCTGTCACCGGCCATAGCAACCTGGAAATGTCGTGCTTTGTTCTCTCCAACCACCCCATCTCGTTGGCCGCCACTCCTCCAATGACCACTCCTAAGAACAGCAGCACAAAGGCCAACTTATTGTCATCAGTGCTCCGCTGCTTTCCTGGCTCCGGCTGTATGACTGTCAAAAAAGCATAAAACAGCAGTGATACTCCAGCCATCTGCCCATAGGTCACACCCCCGGCCCACATGAGACCCAGCGAGACCAGTAGGACAACCACACCCAGCCCCATGCGGCCGGGTGACCCCCTTGTCATCAGGCTCCACAGCACACCACACGTCAGCGCTCCCAGAATCACCACTTCCAATGCCGTCAGAACCGCCTCAGGAGCCTCCCTCTGTGCCATGGCGTAGGCCCTTGTACCTGGACTTCCTCTGTACAATGTATAAAACACATCATAAGCGTGGACGCACTTGTCCCTCAGGAGTGTCGGCACGGCTCCCATGCTCTCCAGGATTCCACTTGCGCTCCTTCGTCCGGACGCATATAACACGAACTCCTTCACGTCTCTACCCTCTCTAAACGTGCGAGCATCCTTCCACAGGGGCCTGAGAGTTCTTTCCGCTCCACCTGGTGACCTAAACTTCACCACATCTCCATTCTGGTCGTCTATAGTATTGCTCTCAGGGCCACTCCATGTCCAGCTTCTATCCATGACCCCTGTCGTGTTAGCGGCCACATTCCAAGCCAACCATGGTGTGAAGTCGCACTGGCTTAGTAGATGTCTAAAATGTTTCCGCTTCTCTTCACTTAGTCTAAAGTGACCGGCAACCTCAGGCATTTTCCCTTGCTCTGGCCCATAGAAGGTTGCGACTGGTCCGCGCACTGCAGTTATGTTGTCCAAGAGGATTTGTGCCTCCTTCCACTGCACCAGGCTGGAGTCATCATCATCACACTGGCCCGAGTAGACATAACTGTCTGTTTGCCCTTCTTTCCTTCCGACCCGGCCTCTCCTTTGTGCCGCGGAGGCCGTGGTGACACGTCTCACCCCGGTCAACTCCACAGAACCGTCCACCTCTTCTGGTTTGATATTTGTCCGGCCATCTATCACTCGATGGACATCCAAATTGGCGCCCATCTCTGAAATGTCTGTGGTGACCACGAAATCAGGCTTCTCCTCCTGCACTCGGTGATATTCTTTCTCAAAGCTCTTGCTATTTAAACATATGACCGTCTTCCCTTTCTGTCTAAGAGTCTTTGCGATTGCTGCTCCCCGGGCAATGGACGGGACGAACCAGGCCGTCCTTCCTTCGAACTCTGTTATCCAATCAAATCCATCACGCCATTCCCCATCTGGGATCTGTCTCTCTTCACTCACGATCTTTCCCCTAGACTCTGGAAATGGGTCATTTTGCCCGGGTGGAGTTGCCGTCATGAGGACGAGCGCGCACTTGTTTTCCTTAGCAAGTGAGTACAGGTGGCCCCGAGCTGCTATGCTATGTGGGTCTGTCCAATGCGCCTCATCCATGATTGCCACTTCCCAGTTCTGTCTACCTTGCGGCAACAAGCGCCTGGTAACATAAGTTGCGTGGCACATAACATCCACGATTGCATCACTGCTCCCGTGGTCTACTGATGGCGAATGGAATCTCACCTTCTTTCCCTGTAGCGCTTTTTCCATTTCTCTAAGCACAACTCTCGTTGGCGCCAGCACCAGAGTTCGAAGCCTCTTGTCGATACACTGCCTTATTAGATCAGGAAGGACCCTATGGGTCTTTCCTGCCCCAGGGTGCAGGTCCAACACGGTGATCTTCCCCTTCGACAACCATGCTTCTCCCTGCACTGCCAACGGCATCTCCAGTTTGCTCTTTTCCGCAGATCCCTGAGAAATGCCGCTGACATATGTGTCATTAGTTCTCAGTCCGTTTCCATACAGCCCTACAACATCCCCGTCCACATTAAGAATGGGGCTTCCTGAGGTGCCTTTGGGCATGTCAATGGGAATGGCACCTATGCATTTTCCATTCTCCAACTTTAGCCTACCTGGCTGACACTGATGAACCTCATGGGCACGTCCTGGAGGGAACGCATGTAACTGCACAACCTCTCCCTTCCACCTTGAGGCCAAGTGCCAGGGTCCCCCATAACTCACAACGTCTTCACGCACATCTGCCCAATGAGGTCCACACACTCCATCACCGATTCGAATGGCTGCTCCCCGTGTGACATGCCACATGGTGTGCAGTACTCCCTGCTTCCCATATCCCACACCTATCTGGTTATGTCCCCACAAGAGACCAGGTCTAAATATCCTGTACACGCCCTCCTTCACTTCGAACGGGGCGTTCCCTCTCACGAGTGCCTCAGGGACTCCAGAAAATACTAAGTCACCTCTCTTTCCACTAAACACTGTCTCTACGGCTAGCCACCCGACAAAAACCACGAGAATACCCGACCAGTGTATGGCTGCAGCAACAAGGCCCAAGAACAGGAAGACAGCCATCTTCCGCTCCTCTCTCTCTATTTCCGTGACATGGAAATTTCCCATTGCATCTCTCCTCACAGCGAGGTCAACATGGCCTCCCTCGTTCACCAGGTCTGGGTTCCACTCTATCTCTCCCGTCCATTCGGCCGTCAGCTGCATCTTTCTGGTTCCAATGATCAGCGCCAGTATCATCGCTGCTCCAGCCACCGCAGTGACAAGTGCCTCTGGTGATGAGTTTCTTAATACCCCACTAGACACTGCCAGCATGAGTCCCAGCATCGTCAATGGCTCTTCGATTGATCTTCTCAAGCACCTCTTCCTCAACTCCCAGAAAGCCAACAGTCGTATGCCGACCCCAGAGCCGCCCAGTATCCCACACAGGGGGATCCCGTAAGTCCAGCCTTTTCTATCCTGCTGCCCCCTGAAGAGTCCAACCATGGTCGTCACCCACATCAGTCCCAAGAACACCATAAGCCCGAGCTGCAGGCTCCTCAAGCTCTTCAACGCCATAAGGCCGGCCACCAACAGTCCAAGTGCCTGCTTTCCTTCATCAACGCTGGCATTCATGGTCAAGGCAGCCACCGCAACCGCATCAAACCACTCCAGGGCTGTGTCGAATCCTTCTGTTGGTAAGCCATGTTCAAGAGTGAGCAAGCAAAAGTAGACAATTACCACTTCTCTAGGGGTGGCTGTCCTCTTCAAGACAAATGCCGTCATGAAGCCCACCCTCAGGTCAAAGGCAGCCTGCAACAACACGAAGGTGGCCATGTCCGGCCCCAACTGGAGAATAAAGGAAGAGCCAACGGCCACAACAAACCTCAGAATTCCCTCAACAGTGACGAGTCCCAGCACCATCAGCACCAGCAGGAGCAACCCACTCCAGACAGTGGTCACCCCAGCGCCTGGTCGTCTCCGCAATATCAACTCCACAAGTATCATTATGGCCACAACTCCAGGAATGCCAGCTTCGCTAGTAAGCTGTTCATTCGCTGCCATAACGGTAGACCTGACGAGACCTCCCTGCACATGTCTCGGGCGTATCTCCATTGCATACCAACAATCAGTGCCACTACGGTATGTCACAGGGGGCATCTCACATGCCCGGCAGCACCACTCTGGTATGATCTTTCCACTTTCCGTCGTGCTACGCACTGAGGGCCCTCTCTTTGTGCATGCTGCATCCTTCTCCACCTTGGTCCCAGGGCACGGCTCTCTCACCACACGTAATGGGGTCTGGTCCCAAGGTCCCTTGACTTGCTCAGCGTATCCCGGAATCCTGTTATACTTGGATCTAGGCCCCGCCATCGACACGGGAAGGAACAGCTCCGAGTCTATCACTCCCTCATTGTCGATGGTGTGACTCCCTGGCCACGTGCAGTTCCTCAAGTCCGTCAGCAACAGCTCGTCCAAGAAAACACCCGTCTCATTCAGGTGTGACCTCATCCACATGCTCTGGTCAGTATGCACAGCATAACCATTCTTCACTGCGGCTCCCATCATGCCACTGTCGCACAGGGTTGTAGGGGTGTCTCGGAAATCCAAGAACACTTTCGTCCGAAACCCCACACCAAACTCCGCAACTTGAAACACATTGGTCAGTCTTCTATGCATCGGACATTCATCCGTCTTGGTCACACCTACAAGCATTCGTCTGGGGCTCTCAGGAACTGTCCACAACAATGCCTTTCCCCATGTGTGCCATTTAACTGTCATGTCCTTCTTTCCGGTTCCCAGCTGTCCAGCCCTGCCCCCGCGGTAGTCCTGTGGGTCTCTCCCATCAACCACCACAGTGAGGTTTGCGTCATTCTCAACCAGCACCACATTCAACTCTCCTGCAACTGCTCTCCACATAGCCATCTCTAGTCTGTTCTGGGGGACAAGCCCACAGACCCCGCTCTCGTATGCATCCAGTAGGGCCGCCGCCAGTGCCCCAGGTGATTCCGGGTAGAACACATATCCATCATACCACTCCGACGTCTCCTTCCACACTGCCAGTCCCTCTCCACACCGAAGTTCCTTTCTCACGGGGTCTATTGAGCAGCCCACGTCAGCCCCCACACCCAGGGTCAGCGCCAGAAGGATTCCCCCCACGGCCAGGAACCCCACCGACAAGGTCACATTCCTAGCATTGAGTCCAAGCCAGACGAGACCTGCTCCAATGAGGATCCTGGGAAGGAACCCGAACCCTCCGAACACGGCCCCGAATAGATTACCCAACACCATGTGGCAAGCCTTCGCTACAGAGGAAAACACTCCTCCCACAGAGCCGAAATCCCATGCGTGTTCTCCAACAGCAACAAGGCGCTCAACACCACGCCTAGTTTTCTGAAACACTCTTCCTATTGTGCTGCCTTTCTGAAACCACTGCTGCTTCAGGTCTCCAATCTTGATGGTGATGTCGCCAGGCGGCACTTGCATCTCTATAAACCCTCCCTTGTCTGTCTCAATGGTGGGATTAGAGGTGATGAGCATCGCAACGTTGGATTCTTCACCATGAGCCGTCGCCATCACAGGAATCCTGCAGGGTTTGGTGGCCCCGGAATAGCTCACCTCCATAACCACTGTGTCATGACCGCTATCCGTGGGGGGCCTCTTCCATGAGAACTTTCCGCTCTCACACATGGAGTATGTTATGCCTTTGAGTTTCAGCTTCTCCAGACCCACATCACATGTTATGTGCCCACTCTGCATGAACACCTTCGTGCCTTCAAGACGCACCATACCGGCGCCTGTCAGTGATTTCAACATGACACTAGTCTGGTCTCCAAGATTATACACATCCATCTTTACGGCATGCGGAGGACCAAATTCCACAAGCCTCTGAGCTTCACGCCAGGCACTTTCTCCCTTATGCCGCCACGGCAGGGAGAGATCCTCGAACCAGCTCCGGTGTACCTGCCAGGCCTGCGGAAGGTGCTCATTTGTCTTGTCCATCTCAAGAATCACTGTCTGCGCCATGTCCATTCCACTAGTGACACGGCACACCAGACTCATGTCCCCGTAGTCACCAAGCGTCAAGATTACTTTCTCAGCTGCCGCTGTGAACTTGGCTTCCTTTCGATCCACATGTGTATCATTGGCCGCTAGGTACGTCCCCGTATGTGGTTCCACTTTCACCGCAAATGTGACTTTGCTACTATCAAAGACATAACCTGCGGCCGTCCTCTTTTCTTCACATGTGAACTTGGTGCATGCCACAATACTTCCCTTTCCAAATAGTCCACAATGGTTCCCCCATCCTCTATCACTTTGATCTCTCTTACATACCATGTCTGCCTGGTGTTCTTCCGGCAGGGTCGCGGGCCCCATCGTTGGACATCTTGCTGCAACCTTTGAATTACTCAATTTGGCATGCAAGCAATACTCCCTCACCTGTGCCAGAGACTCCTGGTAGATACTGTCAAGCCAAACGTCCACCGAGGGTCTGCCCTCGGCCGTAACCGTGACACATCCCCCCAGTTCAAGTACCAGTGTAACCTTGGTTGTCCCTGTTACACCCTCCACAAAGTCTCTGTTCTCCAGGTGAGTGCACCTGGAAGCCTGTCCTGGCGCCACCAGCAAGAACGCCACTACAATAAGAAGCCGAAGGGTCATACTCTTAACGCAAATCCAAGTCGCCATGGCCACAGCAATCACCATGACCTTGTTCTTCCAGACCCAGCTTTCCACTCTTGTTGCGTGTTCTTTCCAGTTTGACGTTCCCAGCCAGGTCCGTTCACCATGACCCACCATGTTCCGCTCTGCGTGGGATGGAATGTGCACCGATCTGGTAACCCTTGAGTGGCCTTTCCTTCCACACCTACCATACTCAATGAACACACCAGTCACCCCTCGGCAAAAACAATCCACGTCCACTGGCTCTTCGCCTCCCTCTATGGTGACACACTCGTACGCCAATGAGTCATCACACCAGTCGCCCATGTCAGTGGAGAGAATGGCGCATGTGCCATTTCCAACTCTGAGTTGTGTTGCCGCGTCCCTTCCATCCGCTCGGATCACTATACCACCATCGGGCCCCCGTCGCACATGAGCGCACAACGCCACCCCGCAGAGCAGCGCCGCGAGCCAATAAGCAGAAAGCCCCTCTCCGGCACGTCGCTTCCCTCTGCCCTGAAGGCTCTGCATCATGGAACCAGCAACCCTACGGATGCGTGTCAGGACCCCCATGGCCTGTCGCACAGGAACTGTGCGCCAAAAAGCCCTTAGAATGGGCGGTCTGGGTGTGTTCGACAACAAGTGCCACAACACACCCATGATGCGGGACAGCAGCAGAACTCTTGGCATGAGTCCCGCCGACTGCCCCGTCTTTCTTATGGCCACTTTGGGTCTCTTCCCAGGGGGGCCACCCCCCTTACCTTTTGAAATGGCTTTGCCAGCCAT